GAACACGGCAGCCGCGCTCATGGAAAGCCCTGCTCCGTCGATCATCGTGAAGGTGGATGGACTCACGGAAGAGTTCGCTTCTCCGGAAGGACGCAGAAAACTCTCGGAGCAGTACCTGAGCAGCTCCGAGAACGGACAGCCGTGGTTCATCCCGGCAGAAGCGTTTGCCATCGAGAAGGTGGCGCCGCTGAACCTCAACGACCTCGCGATCATCGACAGCATCAACCTGGATAAACGGACGGCGGCGGCGATTATCGGCGTGCCGCCTTTTTTAGTGGGTGTCGGGAAATTCGATCAGGATGAGTTCAACGCTTTTATTCGCATCGTCGTGCTACCGATAGCACGCGCGATCGAACAGGAGCTGACGCGCAAACTGCTCATTTCTCCGAATTGGTACTTCCGGTTCAATCCGCGCTCACTGTATGCGTACTCCATCACCGAACTGGGCGAAGTAAACTGCAATTTGGTGGACCGAGCCATCATTGACAGAAACGAAGCCCGTGACGCGCTGGGTTACGATCCCCGGGATGGGTTATCCGAACTCGCAATCCTGGAGAACTACATCCCGTACTCCAAAATCGGAGAACAAAAGAAGCTGGAACTCACCGGCAAGAAAGGAGCGGACAAAAATGGCGAATCCTAATCTGCGTGAACAGGAGCGCCAATTCCGCAGCGTTCAGCCGACGCAGCTGCACGCGGAGGAAACGGACGGCAAACGCACGATCGAAACGTACTTTGCCGTGTTCGGCGACGTCTACGAAATGTGGCCGGGCGCGACAGAGAGCTTCGATCCTCATGCGTTCGACGGCGCGCTCACCGCAGATGTGCGGTGCCTCACCAACCATGATCCTTCCAAAGTGCTGGGCCGCACCAAAGCCGGTACGCTTGCGCTTTCGATCGACAACTACGGGCTCAAAGGCGTGGTGGAGATCAACGAACACGATCAGGATGCCGTGAATTTGTACGCGCGCGTGCAGCGCGGCGACGTGTCGCAGTGCTCTGTCGGGTTCGACATCACGCGGGAGGACTACCGGATCAATGCGGACGGAACGCAGCACTGGACGATTCTGGAGGTCAAGCTCTACGAGGGCTCCATCGTGACGTTCCCGGCTTACGAAAAGACAGAGGCGGTTGCACGATCCCTGCGCATGGCTCAGTCATTTGAGTTCTGGCAAAAGAAGATGAAAGAGAGGATGCATCAATGGCACTCAAACAGCTCATGCTGCGAAAACGATTAGAGGCAGCGTCTGCCGAGGCGGACAACCACCGCAGTAAGCGCGCGGCCCTAGACGAGCGGCAGACCGCTCTGCAGACACGCGAACAGGAGGCGGAGGCCGCTCTGAATGAGCTCAACGCCGATTCGACGCAGGAAGAGCGCGACACGATCGAGCAGGAAGCCGACGCCATCGAGTCGGATCAGGCGGCGCTCGATCAGGAAATCAACGCGCATGAAACGGAACAGGCGCGGCTCGACGGTATCGTTGCCGGCCTCGAAACCGACGTGCAGCAGCTGGACACGCGAAGTGCACCGCCCACGGCTCTAAAACCCGCGCTCCCGGATAGTCGGAGCAGAAAGGACCCCGGCATGGCAAACAGAACCCGGTTTTACGGCATGTCGCACGAGGAGCGCGACGTGTTCTTTGCACGCGAAGACGTCAAGAACTTCATTTCCCAGATCCGCTCGAGCTGCCAGACGCGCGCGGTCACCAACACGCAGCTGACGATCCCAGACGTCATGCTGGAGCTATTGCGCGACAATATGACGCAGTACTCCAAGCTCGTCAAGCACGTCAACCTCAAACGCGTCAAGGGAAAAGCACGCCAGAACATCATGGGCGCGATTCCCGAGGCTGTCTGGATCGAAGCGGTCGGCAGCCTGAATGAGCTCGACCTTACTCTCAACCAGATCGAGGTCGACGGATACATGATCGGCGGCTGGATTCCGATCTCCAACGTGTATCTGGAAGACAGCGACATGAACCTCGGCGCGGAGATCATGGACGCGCTTGGGAAGGCTATCGGCCTCGGCCTCGACCGCGCGATCCTGTTCGGCACCGGCGTGAAGATGCCCATCGGCATTGTCACCCGCTTGCAGCAGACCGCGCAGCCGGGTAGCTGGGAGACCAATGCGCGTGCTTGGACCGATCTGCATGAGAGCAACATCAAAAAGCTCAACATCGCTGACAGCACGGGCGCTGCGTTCTTTATCGCGCTGGTGAAAGCGCTCGGCGCGGCGAATCCGCTCTATTCGGACGGCAAAGCGTTCTGGGTCATGAATCGAGCGACGCATATGGACATCAAGGCAAAGGCGCTGGCGTTCATCCCCGCGGCGCTGCTCACCGCCGGCGACAACACGTTCCCGGTGATCGGTGGCACGGTCGAAGAGTGCGAGCTCGTCGGCGACAATGAGATCGTCGGCGGCTTCGGCTCTCTGTATCTGCTCTCCGAGCGCGAAGGACAGAAGATCGAATCGAGTGAGCATGTGCGCTTTCTCGAGAACCAGACCGTGTTCAAAGGATATGCACGTTACGACGGTAAACCGGTGATCGGGGAGGCATTCGTCATGGTCAGCTACGACAACACCGACGCTGCTACCACTGCCGCCTTCCCGATCGACTACGCCAACACCGAACTCGGCGTACTCGGCGTGACGGCGGCGGCAGGCACCGCTTCCGGCGATACCGTGCTCACGGTCACCGGCAAAGAGGAGAGCGGCACCACGCTCAAGTTCCGCATCGGGGACTTTGCGGCCAATACCGGCGACAAAGTCGTGGGTTACACCGCACTCACGTCCGGCTCCACGCAGATCACCTGCGCGGCAGGCAAGACCATCACGGTGGTCGAGCTCGACGCGGCGGGCCGCGTGATCAAGTCCGGCAAGGCTTTCGCGGTACCGAAAGCCTAAGGATAACGGAAAGGAGGATACAGGCGTGGCATATAACGAAACAACGGCATTGTCGCTGCTCATGGGCCGGCTGGACCGGCCCGGCGTTGCCACGCCTGTTCCTCTGACAGAGTACTGGACCAGTGCACTGAAAACCGCGGCGGCGGAATTGACGAAGAAGGGCGTCCTGCTGCAGGACACCGTCGAGGACAGCATGCTGGTGGCAAACCTCGCTGCGGATAACTTGCTCAGCCGCGACCGGACGACCGGCAGGCCCGCGTGGCTGACGCTCGCCATCCGCGAACGGTGGCTGCAGGAAAGGCAGGTGGCAGAAGATGAGGGCTGATTGGATCACACTGGTCAGAACCGCGGTGACGGACACGACCTTTCAGCAAGTAACGCCGGTTTCCAGCGTATCCTGTTGGGCGAAACTGAAAAGCGTCGTGCGCAGCGAATTCTACGCGGCGGACGCGAACGGAAGGCAAGTGGACGCGGTGTTCGAGGTGTCGCCCATCGACTACGCCGGGCATCAGATGCTGATGCATCATGCCGCGGGCGGGGATATGGAGTACCGCATCGTGCGGGACTACAAAATGGGACAGGATACCGTCGAGCTCGTCTGCACGCGGGTTGCGGAGTAACAATATGGCGACGGTAAAGTTTGAAGGATTCGATTCATACGAAAAGATGCTTGCCAGGCTCGGCGAAAGCACGGACAGCGTGCTCAAACAGATGGTCAGCGCCGGCTTGCGCATTCTGTACACGAAGATCAAAAGCGTCAATAGCACGTTCGCCCGGTACGTGAAGATGAAAGCCGCGCGCAAGAATGCTTACGGCTGGTTTGCCCAGGTGCAGTTCCGGGGTAAAACGGAATCCGGCACACCTGCGGCGCTCGCGGTCAACGTCTACGAACACGGCCGCAGCGGCAACAACGCGCAGCCTGCTCGTCCCTGGCTGAACGCTGCCTGCGCGGCAGCCGAGCCGGAGTGCATTTCCGAGATGCAGAAGATCTACGACGAGGAGGCGGAGAAACTTGCCGGTTCTTGAAACGATCGACGCTGCTCTCGCGCCGCTGAAGCTCAAGCATGGGGTCGGCATCTGTGTGGTCAGCCCGACCGTCGACCATTATGTCCTCGTGCCGGATTACGAGCGCGGTTTTGAAGCGGACAACGACGATTATGTTGTCGACGAACACGTCAACATCGAGCTCCATCTCGGTGCCAACTATCGCACGGTGATCGCCTCCGCAAAGTCGCTTCTGCGCGCGGCGGATCTCGTCGTGCTCGAGAGCCGGTATGTGGAATACGAGAAGGACACACAGAAACATCATTATCTGCTGGCCGTATCCGGCCGGAGTTAGGAGAACATATGGAAAACAAGATTCGTTACGGCGTGAGTCGGGTCGCCATCGCGCCGGTTACCATCACGGACGGCGTATATTCCTACGGCACGCTCATCCAATGGCCGGGGTCCACCAACCTGACGCTGTCGCCCAAAGGCAACATCGAGCCGTTTGAAGCGGACAACCGCGACCTTGTCATGATCGATAAGAGCGAAGGATACGACTGCGAGCTTGAAACCGCGTACATTCCCGCAGCCATTGCAACAGCCATCCTCGCCATGCGTGAGGACAGCAAGAAGGTCGCCATGGAGTATTCCGGTCAGGTCTATTCGCAGTTTGCGCTGCTGGCGCAGTTTCAGGGCGACGCGCACAACCGCAGGATCGCGCTGTATGACTGCGTGGTCACCGCGCGGCCGGAGGTTGCGGCAAAGACCGCAAAGTCCAGAACGCCGGATACGACCAAGGTGAAGTTTGCGGCGCGCCCGCGCGCGAGCGACGATCTCGTGCAGATGTACACCAAGAGTGATACGGACGCGACCGTTTACAACAACTGGTTTACAGCTGTACAGGAACCGGTTGAAGGGGTGTAAGGCGTTTCAATATGCGCCCGGCCAGACACAGCAACGGGTCTTGCGGCTTCACAATGATCGCTATATACTGGCAATAATGAAGGTGTGTTCACAAGACAATTAAAACGGTTTTGTGAAGCAAAAAACCTCTTGGAGCGGAGTGATCATATGTTGACCGCGATTAAAGAGAATTCTGTTGTCTTGTTAAAAGATGGCCGCGACGGAACGATACTATTTGTCTATAACGATGATGCTTACCTCATCGAGATAGAAGATGGGTCACATGACCGATTTGTTGTGACACTGAATCAAGTGGCAGAAGTGATATGGGAACCATAATTTAACCATCCATTGCAACGTCAGGACGTTCGGAAACGGACGTCCTTTTGTTATGCAAAAACAAGCGAAAAAGAAAGTCAAAACAATAGTCAAAACAAATGGAGTTCACATATGGAAAAGATATTCAGCATCTCCGGGCAGGACGTCGGCTTCAAAGCGCCGGCGTCTTTGCCTGTCCGGTACTACAACGCAACCGGCCGCGACCTGTTCGTCGATCTGCAGACGCTCGCGGACGGAACGGAGCAGGTAGAGGCAAAGCCCAAGTTCGGCAAAAAGAAATCAGACGAACCGCAGTTCAAGCTCAACAAGAACTGGAACACTATGGTCTTCTACGGTGTCGCGCATACCATGGCGCGGGCATTTGACGATTCTGTCAATCCCAACATCGAGGACTGGATCGATTCTTTTGAGTCGTTTCCGATCTTCGAGATCTTCGGTGAACTCAAACCTCTCCTGAACGCGAGCCTGCAAACGTCAAAAAAGTAGTTGGCGACGGCGGAACGATCGATGTTCCCATGTATTTGCTGGTTGCAAAGCGCATGGGGTTTACCGTCGCCGAACTCGATCAAATCACCATAGGGCTGTTTCTGGACGCCTGTATCTCGTCGACCGATAAAGCGGTGAAGGAAGCGACGCAGGCGGATATCGACCGGATGTTCCCGTGGTAAAAAGGAGGTTGCCCTGTGGGTTATAACATCGGCCCGACCATCGCGGTCAAGGGCGACAAAGAATACGCCAATGCGTTGAAGGGTATCAAGGACAGCATGCGGCTGGTTGCCTCCGAAGCTGCGGTCATGACAGCAGAATTCGGCAAAAACAACACCTCTGTTGCGGCACTCAAGGCGAAGAACGATCTGTTGAACAAATCCATGACGGAGCAAAAGAAAGCCGTCTCCGAAGCCGAACAGGCGCTCAAGCGCATGGACGAAGCCGGCGTCAAGCCTGCCGACGCGGCTTACGTCCAGATGAAAACCAACCTCAACCATGCTAAAGCCGCGCTGGAAGCCACCAAATCCGAGATTCGCGAGAACGGCGAAGCGCTCGAACAGGCCGGCAAAAAGGCCTCCGACTTCAGCGAGAGATGGAGTAGTTTTGCCCGTAGTGCCGGAACACTTGCAGTCGGCGCGCTGAAGGGGATCGGCATTGCGATTGGCGCGGTGGCGATCGCCGCGGTTGCAGCCGGCAAAGCTATCTTCGATTTGACCAAAAACGCAGGCAAATGGGCGGATGAACTATTAACCTCCTCCGCGCAGACGGATGTCTCCGCCAAGACGCTGCAGGAATGGGCATATGCCGCGCGGTTCATCGACACGGAAGTGGACGATATGACAAAGGGCATGGGTAAAGTCGTCTCCGCCATGCGGGAATCCGTGAAAGGCGGCAAGGACTACATCGACGTCGCAGGCGGCATGCAGGTGTCGCTCATCGGCGCGGGTGGGCAGATGAAGTCCACCGAGCAGGTCTTCTACGACACGATCGACGTGCTTGGCGAGATCAACGACGCGACGAAGCGCGATATCGCCGCACAGGAGATCTTCGGTAAGTCGTATCAGGATATGAAACCGCTCATCGACGCGGGTTCGGAGGCGCTGCTGCGGTATGCGGCCGAAGCGCACGCGGCGGGGCTGATTCTCTCGGACGAGGCGGTGGCGGCTCTCGGCGGGTTTGACGATCAGATGGAGCAGGTCAACGCGCGGCTTGAAACCGCCGGCCGGCTCGCGGCACTCGTGTTCCTGCCTTCTGTCAGCGGGATCGTCGGCGGGATTACGGATATCCTCTCTACGATCACCACGGCGCTGTCGGACGGGTTTCAGGAATCCGATATCACGGCGATCTCCGACGCGATCACGGAGCAGCTCAAGCTGGCGGTGGAAGGCGTCGCAAGCGGTGCTCCGGCATTTGTCGGTGTGCTCTCCAACGTGATCACGGCTGTCGCCGGCATGATCGTAGAGCTGCTGCCGGAGATCTTGCCGACACTCGTCACCGCGGCCATTCAGATCGTGACCGGTATCTTCACGACGATCCAGCAGAACGCAGACGCGATCTCGCAAGCGGTCGTGCAGGTCGTCATGATGTTGGCGATGTTTCTCATACAGAATCTGCCGCTGCTGATCGAAACGGGTCTTGAGATCGTGATTGCGCTGGCGCAAGGCATTGCGCAGAGCCTGCCGGAGCTCATTCCGGCGATCGTGGGCATGGTACTGGAGATTGTCAGTATTCTGACTAACCCCGATACAGTGATCGAACTCAACAACGCCGCGCTGCAGATCATCCTCGCGGTGACCGAGGGATTGATTCTCGCGCTGCCGGAGCTCATCACCAAGCTGCCGGGCATCGTGCTCAACATTGCGGTCGGACTCATCGAAGCGGCTCCCCAGCTCTGGGAGAGCGGCAAGGAGCTCATCGCACAGATGTGGGAAGGCATCGTCGCGCGATTCTCCGAGGTGTTTCTCTCGATCGGTCAGCTGGTGAGCGACAACATCACCCAGCCGGTCAAGGACAAGATCGTGGACTTCTTCAATGTTGGCCGCGACCTGATTATAGGGATCTGGAACGGCATCTCGGACAAGGTCGCGTGGCTGAAAACGCAGATCAGGGGCTTGGTCAATATCATTAAGGGCTGGTTCACCGGCAAAGAAGGATTCGACGAACATTCGCCCTCCAAGTGGGCGTTTGGCGTCGGCTACTACCTCACAAAAGCGATTGGTCTTGGTACCGAAAGCGGTATCGGCGAAGCGCTCGCGGCGGCTTCCAATGTGATCAACCGCGTGAAGGACACGATGTCCGGTGCAAGCTTCGATCTGGACGTGAACGGCAACGCGGCTTCTGCATCCGGTGCAGGCGGTGCGCCGCAATACATCTTCCATATTTACGCACGGGACAAAGAGACGGCACTGGAAGCGGCTGACGCGACACTCGCCGCATTCCAGCGCGGCAGATGGGCGGTGTCGACATGAGAGATATCTTTACTTATCTGAACGACAACGGCGACTCTCTTTCTCTCAGCGCTGCCAACGGCTACCGGATAACGTCCATCACCGGCACGAGCGGAATATCCGTCAACGCGAACCAGGCACAGGGTATCGGGCAGATTGGTACCACCGTGCAGTCGCGCGTTGTGCAGTCGGTTCCCATGACGATCACCGGCTACCTCTTCGGAACCAGAGCACAGATCGAAGCGCGCGCGGAGCGGCTGTTTCAAGTCGTGCTACCGGACGTCGGCGCGCGGCTCTACCACAACGGGACTTACTACCGGATTGTGACGCCGACCGCGACGCCTGTCGTCGACAGTAGCATGCGCTTCCCGTGTTTTCAGTTTTCTCTGCTGGCTCCGTATCCCTACTGGATGCTGGATCAGGCGACGAAGACGATCCTCACCGGCGTGCTTCCTCGCTTCAAGTTCCCATGGAAGATCTCGCAACCATACCGATTCGGAGAGACCATCGATACCGCGTTTATCAATATCAAGAACAGCGGGCAGGTTGCTTGCCCGTTCTCGGCGACGCTGAACGCGAAAGGGCCTGTGGTCAACCCGCGGCTCGTTAACGCAATCACCGGCGAGTATATGCAGCTCAACCGCACCATGGTGGCCGGCGAGAGAGTGACGATCCGGATTACGCACGATCTGACCTATGTGACCTCCACCATCGACGGCGACATCCGCGGTGATCTCGAGATCGAAAACACGCTCACCTCCATGGCGGTCGGCGATAACCTGATCAAGACGGAGACGGACGATGGGGCATCCAACCTCGTCGCCAGCATCGATGTGGCGATTGAAAAGGTGGCGATACTCACATGCTAGTGGCCTACAATCCTGAGTTGACCGGGTACCACGAGATCAGGGCAAATTCCTACCAGACGGAAGAGTGGTACAACGATATCGGCAAATTTACGCTGATCGTGCCGCCGACGAACTACAACATCCAGCATCTTGTCAAAGGTGCGATCCTCTACCGCAACAAGATCAGCCAGGCGATGGTGGTCACGCGCGTATCGCCGGACACCTCGCAGGATCGCATCACGGTCAACGGGTACACGACCAACTGGCTCCTGAACAAGCGGACGATCACGTCGCCGTCAGTCATCTCGATGGTTGAGAGCAGTATATACGCAGCGGTCAATGTCAACCTGCGCAGTCTGCCAAGCGTAGAGACAGCGCCTCTACAGGCGCTCTCCGGGACGCACAGCGCGATTCTCTTCGGCGGACAGTTGCTGGAGGAAGTCATGCCGATTCTTAAAGCAGTTGAGCTAGGGCAGCGAATGCGGTTTGACACAAAAATCCGCAAACATGTCTTCGAACTCTACAAGGGCTCGGATATGACAACCGGGTCGCATGCCGTGATCTTTTCCGACGAACAGGGCACCGCGCGCGACCTCAAGATCGAGGATGACGAGAGCCTGTTCAAAAACGTGATCTATGTGCTGGGGACGCTGACCGACGGTTCGACCGTCGTGCGGACAGTAGGCACGGCAACCGGTGCGGACCGGTACGAGTACTGGCACGATTCGCGGCTCAAGCAGGAAAGCAGCGAGCCGCTCGCGGCATTTCAGGCAAGGCTGGACGCATCCGGTGCTGCCGAAGCTGCCAAGCGAGTCCGGAGTCTCGGCTTCTCCGTCCGTGTCGATCCTGGCGAATACGGGGTCAAATACCGGATGGGCGACCGCGTGCGGTGCGTGTCCAGGCGCTTTGGTGTGCAGTTTACCGCGATCATACAGGGTGTGAAGCGCACGATCCAGGCGCAGAGTGAGACGGTATCCATCGTGCTCGGCGAGCCGGAAATCACAGTGATTGGAGAGATGAAATTAGCATGGCGCAGATAAAGAGCTATCCCAACAACGTCAATGAAGAGATCGGCGCGGAAAACGTCATGCGCTGGCACCACGGCCGGACACGCGGCGTCTACGGTGCGACGGGAGAGCTGGCAGTCGCAGCGCTGACAACACACAGCATGGCGTTGACCGTCTCGGATGGCGGCGGCTGGCTGACGGACGCGGGCGGCAACGGCATCCACTTCTGGAATGACGTCTTTGCAGTGACCGCAGCACTGCTGCAGCTGCCAGTTGCTACCGCTGACGGCGTGCTCAATCGCATCGACCGCGTGATCGTCGAGTGGTCGACGCCGAATTACACGCAGCTGCCGGAAATCAAAGTGCTCAAAGGCACCAATGCGGTGTCGCCGGTTGCTCCTGCGCTCTCGAACGATGCGTCTCTGCGGCAGATCTCACTGGCACGGATTAGCGTCGCGGCTGGCACGCTTGCGATCACGGCCGGCATGATCACGGACGAACGGCTAGATGCTTCGGTCTGCGGGATCGTGACCGAGACGACGGAGGTTGACACCTCCATGGCAGTGGCACAATTCAACGAGATTCTCAGCGAAGCGCAGGGCCTCGTCAACGACCTGCAGGGTGAAGCGGTCATCGACCATGCCGCGACGCACGAGCCGGGCGGAGATGATCCTGCAAAGTTCATTTATTTCGGCGGCGCGCAGGTGCTGACCGACGAGCAGAAAGCGCAGGCGCGCACGAACATGAGCGCTGAAGCCGCGCGGCTGCAGTTTCTAAGCACCATAGTGGACAACGCGGCGTTCATATCCAACGCAACCTACACGGACTTTCCGTATCGGGCAACTGTCGCTCTGACAGGCGTTCTTTCCACCATGGTGCCGCATGTGGTATTCGGCGCGGTGGACGCGGTCAGCGGTATCTTCGCGCCGGTGGCCGACTGCTATAACGGCGGGGTGTATCTTTACTCATCCGAAGTGCCGGCGGCCGACATCACGGTCCCGACGATCATCTGCTGGAGGTGAACATATGAAGCTGGAACGGAACCGAGCGGAGCGCCGGAGCAAGTGGGGCGTTCCGATTCTTTACAAAGGGATTCCATACTTGATCTTCGCGGCGCTCGCGGCAGGTTTCCTGTTTGGTGCTCCGCAGATGAACGCGGTATCCTCGATCTCACATGCGGGCGGGAGCACAGTGCCGGTTGTAGAGCGGAGGCAGTATCTCTTCGCGTTCGCAGGATACTTGGGTAAGACCAACAGTGTGCTCTCCCGCGGGTTCACCGAGGATGATTTCACATTTTCAGGCTCTTATGTCTTTCTGGATGATGGTGATCATAACTT